TTGACGCGATCATCTCCAGCCTTCGCCGGTTCGGTCAGCAAAAGCCGATCGTCATCGATCGCAACAACATTGTCAGAGCAGGCAACGGAACGCTTGAAGCGGCTAGGCGGCTTGGCTGGGAATCGATCGATTGCGTTACTACCTCGCTACAGGGCTCTGACGCTATCGCCTACGCTATCGCAGACAATCGAACAGCAGAACTAGCCGAGTGGGATTCGGATATCCTAGCGGCTCAGCTAAACGGCTTGCTGACCGACGATGAGGCACTAGCCAACGCAGCGGGTTTCTCGGCTGAGGAAATCGAGGCGATGCTAAATAAGTTTAACGGAGAGCCGGAACCAACCATGCCGGACGAAGAAGAAAAGCCAGATCGCACCGTCAAGTGTAATTGCCCAGGGTGCGGATTTGAGTTTGAGGCGGCAGCATGAGCGGACTAATCCCCGTCAAAATCAAGCTGTCTGAGCTATCGGAAGATCCGGCTAACGTAAGGTCGCACAACGAAAAAAACATCCTGGCGATAATGCAAAGTCTAGAGGCGTTCGGTCAACAGAAACCGATCGTTGTCGACAAGAGCAATGTAATCAGGGCTGGAAACGGAACTTTCAGGGCGGCAAAAAGACTAGGATGGAAAGAGTTATCCTGTTGCGTGAGCGAATTGACGGGCTCGGAAATGATCGCGTATTCCATCGCAGACAACAGAACAGCGGAGCTTGCGGATTGGGACATGGCTCAGTTGATTTGTTCGATAGAAGAAATCGAAAGCGAATCAAAAGAGCTTTTGCAGTCTATCGGGTTTACGGCAGAAGAGATCGCGGCGATGGCCCCCTGTTTTGAGCCAGGAAGCGAAGACGACCAGGGGCAGCTAGATAAGCTCGATGCAAAGATGGCGACCTGCCCTAGATGCAAAATGGAGTTTGATCGCCGTGAACAAAAATGATTTAAGGGTAGATTGGGCGACTCACGAGGCGGCTAGGTTTGCTTGCGAGAATTGGCATTACAGCCGGTCTATCCCAAAAAGCAAGTTGGTTAAGATCGGCGTATGGGAAAAAGGAAAGTACATAGGCGTAGTCTTGTTTTCGTACGGGGCAACACCTGACCTCGTCAAGCCTTACGGGCTCAAGATGAATGAGGGGTGCGAATTGACTAGGGTCGCTCTAGCAAAACACGAAACCGCAGTAAGCAGGATAATGTCGATCGCGTTGAAGTTTCTGAAGAAAAGCAATCCCGGTTTAAGGATCGTCGTTTCTTTTGCGGACACAAACGAAGGGCATCACGGAGGCATTTACCAAGCTACAAACTGGGTTTACACAGGCACTTCGCAGGGTTGCTTTTTCTTTAGGGATAAAAACGGAAAGATATGGCATCCGAGAAATGTTTCTGAAAACCTTAGTCTGTCCGGCAAGGTAATCAAGCCTTCGGACTGCGAAAAGGTCTGGAAAAGCGGAAAGCATCGTTACCTTATGCCACTAGACGATGCGATGCGAAAACAGATACAATCACTAGCGAAACCATACCCTAAGCGCGTTACAAGTGCTGACAGCGGCACGCCGGACATCCAATCCGGAGGGGGCGGTGCGATTCCGACCGTAACGCTTTGATTAGGGAAACGCGATTATGGGAGCGAGCCTTGAAAGAACGATGGCCGATACCAGAAGCGATGCGAAGCGGGATCGTCAAGGCATTGGGCAAAATCCTGATCGATCCAGAAACGAGCCCCAGGGAAAAGACCGCAGCGGCTCGGGCGTTGATGGCGGCGGATGCGCAGAACATCGAAATGGAAAAGATGGAGCAAGCCGATGAGCATGAGCACAGAGCCAGATTGGTTGCAATCGCTAAGCACCTCGGACCTGAGCGAATATCTGAGCTTGCTGCCAGAGCTGGAAAACCTATCGTCATCAAGCCCAAAGAAAACCAAGGGGACGGAACAGGATCGGCAAGCGGAATACCAGAAGCAACGCAGGGCGGCTCTGAGGGATCTTTCGATAACGAATCCGAAGGATATCAACCGGAGGATAAGGGCTGAGCTAGATCCTGAGCAGTGGCTCAGTGTTTACTTTCGAGGGGTGTTCCATGAGCGATGGACTTCCGATCGCCGGGCCATGCTTCGATCCATCATCGATGCTGCCATGTATGGCGGGGATCAGGCGATCGCAGGGCCACGGGGTGAGGGGAAAACGACGATTGCCACCCATGCGGCTCTTTACTTGATGATCCGAGGGCTAAGCCCTTTTCCGGTCGTCATTGGCAAGTCGCAGGGCAAGGCTCAGCTTGAGTTGAAGGCGATCAAAGAGCAATTGCAGCAGAACGAGCGATTTATAGCTGATTACCCTGAGATCGGCATTCCGATGCAGGCTGTCGGCGGATGGTCTAGCCGGGCCAGGATGCAAACGGTCATGGGCAATCCGACGAACATCGAACTAGCTGCAGATCACTTGGCATTCCCGACGATCGAGCGATGGCAACTACCAGACTGGCCAAAGGAGATCGAGCCAGCTTCGGCGGGTCAAGTGCTCTATTGCCTTGGAGTCGATGGGCCAGTACGCGGGACGAAGTTTCGAAACTGTCGGCCAACCTTGGCAATCATCGACGATATCGAAGACCGGGAAGCGGCGGCTAGTGCTGTACTTGTTGAAAAGAACGAGGAGATCATCGAGCAAGACATCGGCGGTCTAGGTGCATCGGCTGAGCGGATTCCTAGAGTGATGCTTTGCACGGTTCAGAATCGAAGGTGTATCGCCTACCGGTTCACAGATCCAAAGATCAAGCCATCTTGGAGGGGCAAGCGATACCGCAAGATGATTAAGCCACCGGATCGAATGGATCTTGTCCAGCAATATATCGAACTCCGGCAAACAAGGTCGCTTGATGATCCTGACGCACGGGTCGCTTTCCAATTTTGGAAAGAGAATCAATCGATCATCGAGGACGGTTGCGAAGTCTCCAATATCCACAGCTACTCAAAGAAGCTACACGCCGATGGGCAACCGCTCGAGCTTTCCGCGATTCATGCCTACTACAATCGGGTCGCTGATGTTGGCGCAAAAGCAGTCGCAACAGAGATCGACAATGATCCACCGGAAGAAGCAGGGCCAATGGGCAATGGGTTGCGACCTGACATCGTTCTACAGCGAATCAGCGGTCTGGCTCGAAGACAGTTGCCTTTGAACGTCCAAGCATTGACAGCGGCGATCGATCTTGGCAAATATCGTTGCCATTGGGTAGTAACCGGATGGTGGCCAGGGTTCGGCGGCGTTGTTGTTGATTATGGCGTTGCCGAAGTGGTCAACACCGATACGTCGATGGATAACGAAGCATCGGAACCAGCGATCTACAAGGCTTTACTCAACTGGCGGGATGGACTACTGCAGAAGGATTTTGTTGATGCGTCGGGCTCAAAGCATCCGGTGCAATTCTGCATGGTTGACAGCGGAACCTTCACCAATGCGGCTTATCAATTCGTTCGGGAAGTCGGCGGGATCTTCCATGTTAGCAAGGGTATCAATCCTTACACACCAAAGAAGCAATCGACAGCAACAACCATCGCAGGAGCGAACCTCCATGCAACGAAGCTAGGGGCGGCTGGAGTATGGCTCTATGAACTGGACACCTCGTACTGGAAGCAGTTTGTCCATGAGCGATTCCTAACGCCGACATTCGACGATACAAATATGCTTCGGCGTGGTTCGCTTTCGCTATTCCAAACGGAAGCATCTCACCTGAGTTTCGCGCAGCACATCGCATCTGAAGAACTTGTCAGCGAGTTCAAAGAGGGCAAGGGGTCAAAGGTCTACTGGAGCGTCAAGAACGAAAACAATCACTGGCTAGATGCAACCTACATGGCGGCGGCGGCGGGTGAGGCTTGCGGGGTCAAACTGATTGCACCCTCTGAGGTCGAAGTTGCTCCGAAGCAGATCGACGGCGACAAGCCAAAGCCTAAGCCAGTTCCACAGGCTCAAAGGCACGGACAGACACGGTTTAAGCAAAGGCAAGGCGGCTGGATTCCAAAAAGGAGATCGTAATGGCGAAGCGTAAAAAAACAACTGAACAAACAATTGCAGGGCATCCATCATCGCTCTTAGTTCGATACGATCCGGTTGCCGATACTGTTTCGCATGTACAGCAAACGGATTCGGATGGATGTATTATGCGAGATGAGAAATTCGATCCACCTTTGAAGGCAAGCGAACCGGTGGCAAGAGAGTTCGAGGCTAGGCCGTGCTCATCGTGCCAAGCGATCAGACCACATGGGAAGAACTACAGCAGAGTCTATTGCACACGGGGCAACATCCGATATTGCAAATGCCACTTCTGCGGTCACACTTGGTCGCAAGAAGGTAAATAATTTCGACCAGTGTACTAGGCCAATAGTACAAGCAGGTTCCCATAGGGAAAAGTCTATGCAATCCTTGTCGCATGGCATCAGCGGCAAGTCTGTTAGCACTCATCGACGCGGCTATTGAAGCACTCCTGACCGGAGGGGCTCAAAGCTACAACATTGGCTCAAGGTCAGTAACCAAGCTCGATCTTGGCACGCTCTTTGAAGAACGCAGAATGCTTGAGCAACAAGTCCGGCGTGAGACTTCATCGGGTGGAATCAGCCTCGCCAAGTTGAATCGAGGTGGCCGATGATTGGAAAGTTCATCGATTCGGTCGTCTCGGCTGTTAATCCGATCGCAGGATTGCGACGGGCTCAGGCGCGTAAGGTGCTGAGATCCTATCAAGGTGGCGAACCATCGCGGGTATCGTCCAACAGGCATCCGAAGAACAACCCGGCTGACATCGAGCTCTCAGGGCCATTCGGAGCGAATCAGATCCGAGCATGGGCTAGGGATCTTGTTAGGAATAACAGCTACGCCTGGGGAGTGGTCGATACAATCGTCTCGTCGGTAGTCGGTTGCGGGATCCGTGCCCAAAGCACCTTTGAGACTCCCGAAGGTGACGATGTTGAGCCGATCAACGATTCCCGCGATAAGATTTGGGGCGAATGGTGCGAAGTTTGCGACATCAACGGTCAGCACACCTTCGACGAGCTCCAAGCCCTTTGCCAACGTGAAATGGTCGAGGCAGGCGAAGTCTTAATCAGGATACTGCCTTTAGTTTCAACCGAATACAAAGGCATCTCAAGACCGGTTCCATTGGCTTTGGAGATCATCGAGGCTGACCGGTTGGCCGGTGACAAAGACACATACGCAAGCGGGATCAGTCCAGCAAATCAGAACAGAATCGTTCGCGGTGTAGAAGTCGATCAGCTTGGAAAGCCAGTCGCGTACTGGATCTACAAAGACCATCCCCTACAGCCCTACGCTTTTACAAGAACGCCTGAGCGAGTGCCGGCTAGGGAAATACTGCATCTATTCCGGCAAGAGCGTATCGGGCAAACCAGAGGCGTTTCGTGGTTCGCTCCGGCGTTGTCCTCGATTCGTGATCTCGGAACTTACAT